GCACATTCTTGCGGTTTTCACCATTGCTGTCCTTTACCCAAACCGCACGACCGCCACGAACCTTGCGTGAACGCTCGTAGAAATAAGCTAAGTTTGTAATCTGTGACATAATACTTAAAAATTAGTTCGTTAAACTTTTACTCTCTTTAGTCCAGACAATACAGCTTCGTCGTTTTTGCGAACTTGCTGTGGAGCGAGTGGTTTGATGTCACCGATACTATCCTTGAATATTTCTTGGAATCGTGATACGAGAGCATCTGCCTGCTCCTTGTCCGTTTTTTCAAGGTCTACGTTAGTGCCTGTTGCAAATGTCTCGAAAGACTTGTGCAGGTCTTGGCGTATTCCTTTCTTGGCAATATCCATAATGGATGCGAACTTTGTCTTCTTGACTTCCTCGTTCTTGTACCTCTTCAACTCGTCAAGTTGGTCTTGCAATTCTTTGGGAATTACGGGTGTCTCGATTGTTGTGGGCTTCCTGCCAAGTTTTTTGTTCAACTCTGCAATCTGATTCTTGTACTCATTTTCCTTTTCCGTGTAGGCTGCGAGTTTATCTTTTGCCCATTTAGACGTTGCACTAAATACGGTGTCAAGATTAAACTTTAAAGCATCTTCCACGCCTTCTGCATCAATACCTGTTTCTTCTGAGTATCTTTTTGCAAAATTTTCGGCAAACTTGTCTTTAAAATCATCAGTAAGAGTTTCACTTGTGTACGCTTTCTCCGTACAATAATCGTTTGCTTTCTGCAAAACATCTTCTTTTGTCATAGTTTTCTCCTATTTTAACGTGAATTAAACAAATGTTTGTGCAAAAATAACAACAAGAAACATAAGTTATAAAATATTGTGTAACATATTTGTTAAATAAAAAGACAAAATAACAAATTTGTTATATTTTGTTTTAAAACACATTGTTTCAATGTGTATCTTTGCATCAAGAAATTTCTTTTAGCGCATTTATGGCAAGGAAACGTAACGACATAGTGTTAGCACCATTAGAGGATGGCAACCAAAAGTATGCCATTCGCTCTAATGCTGATGTTGTGTGCTTCACTGGAAATACAGGAGGAGGAAAGTCTTATGCCCTTTATTATGCCCCTATTGAATATCTTGCCATGAATGACAATGCCAAGATTGTTTGCTTTATGCGTAACGTTGCCGATTTCTGGGGAGCTGGAAAGGTTAATGATACGCTAAAGAAAATGTACCCACTTGTTGACCGTTCTGTTAAGAAACAGCCGCATGACCCGATTGGTGAGATTATCCGTCGTCAAGAGGATATGGGTATGAAGCTATACAACGGCTCTGAAATCAAATTCCAACAGCTTGACAACGAGAACCCTATTGTGATTGATAAGATTGCAAAAGGCTTGCAGGCAAAGAAGCTAATCTTTGATGAGTGCAACAAATTCCTTTGGCGCACAATATCAACATTCTTTCCACGTTTACGTAGTGATTCCGAGGGCAAGGCGCAGGTATTTCTTGCACAAAACCCCGAACGAGAATGTTTTATGCGCAAGATGTGTGGAAAGGGTGAACACGGTGGTGGATGGATAAACGATGACGGCACACTTGATAAGTCAATGGACGGTGTGGTTATGTTCTTCTTTATGCCAGACGGAGACTATGAACGTGCCATTTGGGGAAGAACAAAGAAGGAAGTGTACGAAAAGGGGAAAGAATTGATAGATGAAAGACTTGCTGTTGACCCAGACATGTCATACGAGGATTTTATTCTTTCAATGGCTTTCTTTACCTTTGACGTGCGCGACAATAAAAAGATGTTGGCAAAGAATAAGTCTTATCGAGGACTTGCCGCCAACTCTGCAACGGCACAATCCTCATACGCTGCCAATTGGAACTATTCGCTTACCGATGAAGAAGAAGATATAGAAGACCTATCCAACGTAGAACTTTCAACTATTGATGTAGAGCGAATGTTTCGCCCTGTAGAGATACCGCGTGATAGTGTTTGCGAAAAACGCTTTATGACGATGGATATGGCTACTACTGGATTTGACAATCTTATCCTAAAGTATTGGGAAAAGTGGACTAAGATAGGCTTTATTTGCAGGGATATTAAATTTTCTACACTTAACAGTAATAGGGATGCGGTCATCATGGCCATACAGTTCCGTGACAAGCATAACCTACAGGAAAGTGAAATGATGATTGATGTGCAAGGCTTTGGCTATTTGCGTGAATGCTTTCCAAACTCAAAGCAGTTTAGTGGTGCAGAGCAAGCATCAAACAGAGGTAAGGCGCAGTTTAAGACGCGAAAGGATGAGGCAGGTCACATAACCATGCAAATGATTAAAGCAGGGCTAATTCACTATGAACCACGCCTTAAAGACATGCACTACTATCATCAGAACATGAAACGTAGTGGCGGTACGACAATTCTAAAACACATGTTGTTTGAGAGCCGTATATTCCAATTCTCCAAAACACCTAATGGGCGTATAACCATGATGAACAAAGAGGCAATGAAGTCTTTGTTAAAAGGCATGTCGCCAGACTTGTTTGATAACTGCATACTTATGTGTGGTAGCATGATATACGACTGTCATAGAATGTTGCGCGACGACGCTGGACTTATGCGCAAAACTCTTGAGGCAAGCGACATGCTTTCACTGCTTGGTGTAAATGGACAAGAGGAAATTGATACACGTCTTGAAAGACCAAAGATAAAGATAAACAACGATTGGATGTTACAAACTTTAAGCACGATATAAAATGAAAAGAGAAAGAGACATAAATTGGTTTTTGGCAGAGCCTACAAGGTTGATGCAGATGAAGCCTTTTACAAGAGGTGGGACAACGAACCTACATGGCTATGAAAAGCTAAAGAGTGGAGTGTTAAACAACACTACGCTTGAAACGGGGTTTGCAAGTCTGAATCTCAACCCAATATCGCAGGACTTGTATATAACGGAGTATCGCCCCGACCTACACCATATTATATTAAATAAGGCGATACCGCATATCAAGGTTGTTCTTGATGGTCAAGAGTTGCCCACAAATATGATGGAAATAACGCAGACGGCATCGTTTCAAAAGCTTATTCACTCAGCCCATGTTCGCAACCTAACAGCAAACCCGCTTGACTTCTGCCTGTTCAACCCAAAGCCAGAGGACGGCGAAAGAGAATTGTTTGACCAAATCAAACAGGAATGGATGTGGCGTAACTGCGAGTGGAACAAGTACATGGCTATCAACACTTGCAAGCAACTTGGTAATTGCGGATTGCTGTTCTCTTACGACAAAGAAACGGGCAAATACACAATGACAAACTTTTCGTATGAGGATGGCTATCAAATGACACCAAACTATGATGAGTATGGAAATGAGGTTGCACGTTCTTTATTCTATCAAGTTGACAACAAAATAGTCATTGATACATTTGACAGCAAGAAACATTATCGCTGTGTGCAAGGAGACACTGGTTGGGAGATTACTTCTGAACTTCATGGTTTTTCACGTAATCCGTTCCTTATCAAACGAGGAAAGGTTGCTTGGGAATACGCTGAATCAAGCATCGAAATGTGGGAACTTATGGCTAATATTGCCGCCATTGCATTGAAGCGTTTTGGTACGTTTGCTCTTGCTTTCTGGGGCGAAATGGATAAAGGCTCTTTGCAAAGAGATTCAAGTACACTTATAGTAAACCTTTCAAGTGACACATCAATTGGAAAACAAGATGTTAAGGTGTTGGAGTTTCCAGAGCCGCAGACAATGGACGGTTATCTCAAAACTTTGGAAGAAAAGATTTCGCTGTTTTCTTCCACGTCATTTATCACGCCGAAAGACATAACAACATCAAACAGTGGTGGTAATGGTATCGCCCTTGCTATGTCAAACGACTATTCTCTTGCCGTACAAAGTGCAATGGACTGGCAGCGTTTCGTAAATGATATGGTGTACTTGCACCAAGAGGGTCTTGACCTTGAAAGCAACGGTGCAAGCAAATATTCACAGGTTCGCATTGGTGCAAAGATTAATCCTTGGTCGCTTGAAACCACAAACACAAAACTTGTCAACCTCGGAATGGAAGCACCATACTTGTCTACTCAAACGGTACTTGAAAAGTGTCCTGATGCTGCGCCAGACGAGGTTGAGCGTGTTATCAAGGAACGAGGTAGTCTTATTAGTCGTAATGATTCTGTGGCTGACCAAGCCGCTACCACCGCTAAGAATGTTGCCACGAACCGCAATGATGTGATTATCGACAACCAACCAAACGACCAAAACGTATAAAGATATGGATATTTATAGCATTATAAACACGATAGTAACAATCTTCCTTGGCGGTGGTTGGTTTATCTACTACAAGTCAAACAAGAAGAAAGCGGAAGGAGAGGCTGTTCAATCCGAGACTGAGGGGTGGAAAGGCATGCAAGAATTGTACCAAAAGACCATTGCGGACTTTGACGGTTATTGCGAGGATATGCGCAAAGAGCGTTCTGTGTTAAAGACTGAGAACAACGAAATGCGCGAAAAGTATAAGAAGATGGATGACGAAATACTTGGCTTGAAACGGCAAATATCAAGGCAAGGAAGAAAGATTGAGGCGTTATCCCCTTTTCTCTGTAACGTAGTTGGATGCCTAAACCGAAAAAGGGTTAATGTAGGGGCAATACAATCCGATGATGAAGTTAGTTCAAATAATGAAGACGATATAAATCAATAGATATATGGAATTGTTACTTAAACGCATAGCAAGGAAAAATGGATATACCATTGGCAAGTTGCATGTTAATGGAAAATACGTTTGTGACACAATTGAAGACCAAGACAGGTTCTTTTACGGCAAGCCAAAGATGAAAGGTTTGACGGCAATACCGTGCGGACGATACGAGGTTGTACAGAACGTGTTTTCAAATCGTTTGGGAAACAGGGTTTTCTATAAGAACTTGTGTGGCGGCTATGTCCCCAGACTGTTAAACGTTCCACAGTTTGAGGGTGTTTTGATACACTGCGGAAACTCTGCATTAGACACAGAAGGTTGCATCCTCGTTGGGCTAAATAAGGTTGTTGGTAAGGTTGTGGATTCCCAAAAGACTTTCACCAAACTAATGAAGGACTACCTGCTTCCTGCTAAGAAAAAAGGAGAAAAGGTTTATATAACAATAGTATAGGATATGAAAAGTATAACTGTAATAATCTTGGCAATTTTTTACATTAATTGTTTGGTATATTCAAACAATATTTGTAACTTTGCAACGTGGATAGAATGGAATTGCAAACCATTCGACAAGGGTATGCTGACAGCCTTTCCACATTTTAATATTGTCAGCAGAAATTTAAATACGTCAGCTATGTTAAAATTTGAAGAATTACCAGAGGTAAACAGTGAGCGTTGGCTTTCGCTTGAAGATTTAGAAGGAGAGATTTGGAAAAACATCAATGGCTACGAAGGGGTGTACCAAATTTCAAATTATGGAAGAATAAAATCCTTGGAACGTGTTTTTCCACATTTAGGCGGTCATAGGACTATAAAAACAAAAATTTGCAAACTACAAAAAGACAAAGGTACTGGATATAGTAAGTATGTTCTAAGTAACAACGGTAAAAAGCTTCAAAAGAGTGTTCACAGGCTTGTTGCAGAGACTTTCATACCAAACCCGCAAAACCTACCTTTTGTAAATCATAGGGATGAAATTCGGACAAACAATTGTGTTGAAAACCTCGAATGGTGTACACCCCAATATAACCTTGAATATAGTAACGTAAACCAAAGGATTGCTGAAAAATTATACAAACGTGTTGTTCAATACGACAAAGACTGGAACGTTCTAAACATCTACAAAACAACGGGCGATGCTGCAAGAGCGTTAGGGTTGAGTGGGTATAGTTCGATTGCGCGATGCTGCAAAGGTGAAATTGGTTCTGTAAAAGGTTTTATATGGAGATATGAGAATGAAGTAAATATACCACACAAGAACCCAAGGCAAAGACGTGTTGTGCAAAAAAACAAAAACAAAGAAATAATAAATACGTATGATAGCATAAAAGATGCGAGTATCAACACTAAAATTGGGGCAACTTCAATTTTGAATTGTTGTAAAGGAAAGCATAAACAAGCGGGAGGTTTTTTGTGGGAGTATATTGATAATTATGCCGACACATCAGGTAACATTAAAAAGAAATAAAGCATGAAGAATTTGCTTATTTTGTTTGCGGTGTTGATGTTTTGCTCTTGCGCTACAAAGCGGCAAATCGAATATGTTGACCGAGAAGTAGTCAAGTATCAAAAAGAAGTGGTACACGACACTCTTATACAACATACACATGATAGTGTATATCATACAATAATCCAAAAGGGCGACACTGTCTACGACACAAAGTATGTAGAAAAGACCAAGTGGCGTGATAGGGTTGTGGTAAAAACAGACACTTGTTACAGGGATTCTATACAAACAATTATCAAGGAAAGTGTTAAAGAAAAACAAAAAACTCCTAAATGGTGCTACTTTTGCTTGGCTTTTTGCGTAATATTTCTTATATTTGCATTTAGAAAACTTATACAATGGCTACAAACAATATAACATTCCCGATATACAGCGCAGACGGCACACCATTTAACAACCTTGTGTTGCGCAAGGCCGCTGTTGAAAGCGTTGTCATGTCCCTTGGTGACAAGATAACAGGTGATGTGTACTACAATGACAACGCCCTTGAGGTCACTACCCACGAGTATATAGTCTACAACGGTGTAAAATATACACTTGTAAACCCACCTACGATAGTCCGTGAGGGTATGGTGTCGGACAACAGTGAACTGAAGGGTATGACAAAGTACTCGTTTGTTTTCTACCATCCGATGTACCAGCTGGGTAATCTGCCGTTCAGTGACGTTGCTGTTACGTCCGACCAGCGACAGTACCTGTCGGAAAACAAGACGTTTTCGTGGATAGGCAAACCCGACGACTTTATTGCAAAACTTAACAAGAACCTTGAAGGAACACACTGGATAGTCGTTAAGAGCGACAGGTTCCCGCAGGACAAGGAGGACGAGCTTAGTGACGTTCTTACGTTTGACAAGAACACTATTGCGGACGCTTTAAAGACTGGTTATGAAACGTGGGATGTCCCATACATCATAGACAGTATAAAAGCAGGTGAACCGTATTATTCCCAAGGAAAATATTTCAAGGTCGTGTTTGGTCTTCCAAGCAACAAGATATACGCATCTGACAGCGACAGACAGCGTGACGTTCCGTTTGAGTTTCAGTTCGGTCACGGTGTCGGATTAAAGAATAATTCACGTACACCCCGCAACAACAAGATTATCACGCGAATATCAGGTACGGGTGCCGAAAGGAACATTCCCTATGGTTATCCGCAGATACGGTGGCATGGAACAGCTGGACAAAGCTATACATACGGTGATTCTCCTACTGTATATAACAACGTTACGATACAGGGACATACGTTTACGAAGATAGTTTCATACCCGATATACAAAGGAATACTTGGTGGTGCTTATGTGGAACTTATCAAGCATCCGTTCACGCGGACTACGCTTATGCCATCCGTGTACAGCGAGCGTCTGTTCAACAAGGTTAGCTATCTGAACCCCGACGGAACACCGAACACCAATTACGACCCAGACATCGAGCTTGCAGACTACTACGACGCTGTGTACAGCGAGACGTACCCATACCCGAACCCTATCAACTTGTCAGCACCAAGCTACGAATCGCACGAATTTGAGGATATATACCCCGAACTGGGCGAGGAAAGGGTTGTTGCAGTCACGCCGCTTGACAAGAACCTTGAACCGACGGACAAGTGGGATGACACGATGGATGACGAAGGTAACTACGTACAGAGTTTCTTCCAAGTCACATTACCACAACTTTCATTCGACATATACGCATGCGCTGCAATCACGGAGGAAATGCAGGTCAACATGCGCAGCGGTGCTTGCATCGGTTGTACGTTCGAGGTACAGGTCGACTGGGAGGACTACAAGAGCAATTTC